CACACCAGGTTTTTGTTTGGGTCTCTATTGAATCGCGTCCCATTTTTTTGCAGCTTTTTTTTGCTGACCCCCACCCCCAATATTAAGGGCGTATGTGTTGTGTGTAGTGCTAGTAAAATAACAATAAACACAAACAATCAGCAAAAAATTAGTTTTGGGACCCCTATTGAGATACTATATTGCAATTATGGATAAAGAAGCATTCTTAGGTCATGTTTCAGATGACGCTCTCAAAGAGATAGTCGCTATACAAGATCGCATAAAAAAATTAGATACCAGCGGCAAAGCCAAGCAAGACTTCATCCACTACATCAAAAATGTATGGGACGGCTTCATCGAAGGCGAACACCATAAACTCTTCGCCAAAAAGCTCGAAGCTGTCGCCCAAGGCAAATGCAAACGCCTCATCGTTAACATGCCCCCACGTCATACCAAATCTGAGTTCGCTTCGGTTTACTTCCCTAGCTGGATCATGGGCCTGAAGCCTGACATGAAAATCATGCAGACCACCCACACCGCAGAACTCTCGGCAAGGTTTGGCCGCAAGGTGCGTAACTTGATGGACACCACAGAATACAAGCAGATCTTTGAGAACGTAAACCTATCGGCTGATTCCAAGTCGGCAGGTCGCTGGGAGACAAGTCACGGTGGCGAATACTTTGCTGCTGGAGTTGGCGGTGCGATTACTGGGCGAGGTGCGGATCTGCTGATCATTGACGACCCCCACTCTGAGCAGGATGCCCTTTCGCCCACTGCGCTTGAGTCAGCTTATGAGTGGTATACCTCTGGTCCGCGTCAGCGTTTGCAACCGGGCGGAGCCATTGTGATAGTTATGACTAGGTGGAGCACGCTTGATTTAACTGAGAAGCTGTTAAGACGCATGGGCGAAGACCATGCAGATAAATGGGAAGTCTTGGAACTCCCTGCCATTTTAGATAGCGGTAAACCCTTGTGGCCTGGTTTTTGGAAGCTCGAAGAACTTGAGTCAGTGAAAGCTTCGTTGCCGGTGGCCAAGTGGAACGCCCAATACATGCAAAACCCCACCTCTGAAGAGGGAGCTTTAATCAAGCGTGAGTGGTGGCAGATATGGGAGCACGATGATCCACCCCCTTGTTCATACATACTGCAATCTTACGATACCGCTTTTAGTTCTAAGCAGACTGCTGACTATAGTGCCATTACCACCTGGGGCGTGTTTCGTCCTAGTGATGGTGCACCTGAGTCGATTATCTTGCTTGATGCCAAACGTGGGCGATGGGATTTTCCAGAGTTGAAAACCACAGCTTACGATGAATACATGTATTGGCAACCGGATACTGTCTTGGTAGAATCCCAAGCAAGTGGTACGCCTTTGACCCATGAGTTGCGGATGATGGGAATCCCGGTGGTGAACTATCGACCTACCAAGGGCAAGGATAAAGTTACTAGGGTGCACTCAGTGTCACCTGTGTTTGAAGCTGGTATGGTGTGGGCTCCAGAGTCAATCTTTGCAGATGAGGTGATGGAAGAATGTGCAGCCTTTCCGTATGGCGAAAACGATGATTTTGTAGATTCGACAACACAGGCTATACTAAGATTTCGTCAAGGTAACTTTGTGCGATTGGCAACTGACGAAGAAGATGATTTGCCAATCCCCAAACAGAGAATATATTATTAGAGGCCAAGATGTCGAAAAAGAAAAAGTTCATAGATTCAATGAAAGATGTTTCAAAGAAAACTGCTGATAGAATTAGAACAGGAAAAATTAAAATAAAGTCTAACGATCCAGATATACAAAAAGCTATTGACAAAGAGTTTCCACCATTGAAGCCAGTAAAGAAAATGAAAGGCGGTGGCATTGCCATCAAAGGACACGGTAAAGCATTTACAGGAAAAACATAAATGGCAACAGTAGATAAAGCAATCACCGTTGAGGATCAAGTTGATCTAAAGGTTAGAGACAGATCCAAAGAGATGGAGATTGATGTTCAAGAAGAACAACCAGAGCTCGATGATTTTGAACAGCTTGAAGATGGCACTCTAGTCTTTGGTGCAGTCGCACCTCCACTAGATAATACAGATTTTTATGCTAACTTGGCTGAGAGTATCGATAGCCAAGAGCTTAATATAATTAAGAATGATCTCATGGACAGCGTTGAGTCTGACAAGGATTCGCGTAGCGATTGGGAGCAAACTTATCGTGACGGCCTAGAGTACCTTGGCATGAAGTATGAAGAAAGGTCGCAACCCTTTGAGGGTGCAAGTGGGGTGATGCACCCTCTGTTGGCAGAATCCGTAACCCAGTTCCAAGCGCAGGCTTACAACGAGATCTTGCCATCGCAAGGCCCAGTTAAAACTCAAGTCATAGGTATGACAACGCCTGAGACGGAACAACAAGCATCACGCGTGCAAGAGTTTATGAACTATCAGCTCATGCAAGTGATGAAAGAGTATGATCCTGAAACCGATCAGATGCTGTTTTATCTACCACTGAGTGGTTCAGCTTTTAGAAAAGTTTATTACGACCAAAATGTTAATCGAGCTGTTTCTAAATTTATTCCAAGCGAAGACTTAATTGTGCCTTATGGCACAACTGACTTGCACAGCGCAAGTCGTGTAACTCATGTAGTTAACATGTCCATGAACGATGTGCGTAAACTACAACAAGTAGGTTTTTATAAAGACATAGATATCAATGATAATGATTATTCAACAAATGAATATGACGATGTGCAAGAAGAGATAGATGATATTCAAGGCATCAAGCCTAGCTATGGCGATGATGATATGTGTCAACTCCATGAGATTCACACTGATTTAGATATCACTGGCTATGAGGATACCAACGCTGAAGGCGAGCAAACAGGTATCAAGCTGCCATACATCGTTACCATTGCTGATGACAAAGTTTTATCTATCAGAAGAAATTACAAACAAGAAGATCCTTTAAAACAAAAAATTAATTACTTTGTGCACTACAAGTTTTTACCCGGCCTAGGTTTCTATGGCTTTGGTTTAACGCACATGATCGGAGGCTTATCGAAAGCCTCAACCTCAATCCTACGACAATTAATCGATGCAGGCACATTATCCAATTTGCCAGCAGGGTTTAAGGCTCGTGGGATTCGTATTCGCAATGACGATCAACCTTTACAACCTGGCGAGTTCCGTGACATGGACGCTCCGGGAGGAAGTTTGCGAGACGCTTTCGTACCGCTACCGTTCAAGGAACCTTCTCAAACGTTACTTTCTCTCCTGGGAATCCTTGTTGATAGTGGAAGGCGTTTCGCTTCGATTGCTGATTTGCAAGTGGGCGATGCCAATGCTAACGCACCAGTAGGCACAACGGTTGCCTTGCTTGAGCGTGGCACGAGGGTTATGTCTGCAATTCACAAACGTTTGCATTCAAGTCAGCGCATAGAGTTTGAACTTCTTGCTAAAGTCTTTGCTGAGTATTTGCCACCAGACTATCCATACATGACTGCCAATGGCAATCAAATTATCAAGCAAACAGACTTTGATGAGCGTGTGGATGTCTTGCCGATCTCAGATCCAAATACTTTTTCTATGAGCCAAAGAGTCATGATGGCTCAAGAACTTCTGAGAACAGTGCAAAGCAATCCAGAGATCCATGGCCCCAATGGTATTTATGAAGCATATCGTAGAATGTATGCATCGATGGGTGTGCAAAACATAGAACAGTTATTGCCACCACCCCCACAACCACAACCCATGGACCCTGCAAGTGAGAACGCAGGTTTAATATCTGGTTTGCCACAACAAGCTTTTGCAGGTCAAGACCATGATGCTCACATTAATTCACACATGTCTTTGTATGGCACTGTAACCGCACAAACCAATCCGCCAGTTTTATCTTTGATACAAGCACATATTTATCAGCATGTATCTTTTAGAGCGGCTGAGATAGTGGATCAACAAAATGCACAGAATCCAGAGTTTCAAGCAATCATGCAACAAATATCTATGTTGCCACCAGAACTCTCCATGGGTTATCAACAACAATTGCAAGAGTCTGTATCTAGAGATGTGGCCGCAGTGGTGTCGCAGTTGATGGAACAAATCAATCAAATGTTTATGCCACCTCCCCCTATGCCTGACCCATTGGTAGAATTACGAGACAAAGAACTAGATATTAAAGCTGATGATGTGCAACGTAAGCGTGAAGAGTTTGCACAACGTCAACAGTTTGATGCAATGCGAGTCATGCAAAACAAAGATCTTGCAGAGCAAAGACTAGCAATCCAACAAGAAATTGCTATGATGAAAGACACCATTGCTCGTGAAAGAATCGAACAACAGAATCAATTTAAAGCAATGGATATAATGCGAGGAAAATAAATGAGTTCAGTTAGACAAAAAATGGCAGCCATTAATAAGGCTGTAATGAAAGAAGAAGAGGCAAAACTACATGGCAATCAACCGATCATCAATGAGGATGCAAATAACGAAACCGAAAAGGTCGAGAAAAAAGTTGTCAAGAAAAAAGCTGTTAAAAAAACAGTTACCAAAGCTAAAGCTAAAGTTAAAAAAACAACTGCTAAAAAAACCAAAAGTAAGAAGAGTTAAAATTGCCTCTAAAAAAAGGTAGCAGTAGAAAGACAATATCTGCTAACATAAGAGAGTTAAAGAAATCTGGCAAGCCGCAAAAGCAAGCGGTGGCCATCGCACTAGCGCAAGCTGGTAAGAAAAAAAGAAAGGTGAGTAAAAATGGAAAAAGTAAAAAACGTAAAAGCAAGCGTTAGCATCAAAGACCAAGGCACTGTTAATTACAAACAAGTAGAAGAGATACCAAATCCAGGTGCACCTAAACCATATGGTAAAGGTAAATCTAGAGGCGGTAAGGCTGCATTGAGAGGCACTAAGTTTAGCGGAGTTTATTGATGAGCATTGCAAGAGTTGCACCTCAAGGTATTTCTAGACTAGATTTAGAATCAGAGCGTATGGGATATACGCCTGCTAGGGGTGTTCCCGGATATGCTCAAGGCTTGGGTCAAGCACCCGGACAAATGGCAATGCCACCAACACCTATGCCAATAGGCAGACCTACAGCAGTTGTAGGTGGACCAGCATATTTTACACCGCAAGGTTATCAAGCCCCACCTCAACCCACAGAGGCTTTCATGCCAACTGATAGAAGACCTGATCCAATTGGGCAACAGTTCATGCGTCAAATGGAAAGCCCTATGGGTCAACAGTTTCAAAGACAATATGAAGCAACCCAAATACCTATTCGTCAAGCCCAAAGAGAAAGACAAGAAGCTGAATTATCTAGAAGAGATGCAAGATTTCAAGAGTTAATGGATCGTATTGCAGAGCTTGAAGGTCAGTTAGAAGAACCAAAAGAAGATCCTGTAATGACATCAATGCCAGGTTTAGGTGGCAGTGAATTTAAAATAGATTTATCTAAAATACCAAACTTTGTTGACAACATGAAAAATATTTCAGGTGTTCCAAACTTTGAATTACCAGATGAAATAGATATAGATGAAATATTAGAAAGACAAAGAGACATGCGTATACCAACAATGCCTATGCCTAATTTACCCAATCCAATATCAATAACACCTAGACCTCAAATTCCCAACATACCTAACATACCTAACATACCTACAGCACCAAACATAGATTTTTCAGGCTTAACAAAACTTCCTACAGCTTTGAGCATGCCAATGATTCCAAGTTTTAGAAATATAAATTTAAGATAAACACTGTATAGTTAGGAGAGAACTATAGACAGCATAAGATTAGCAGAGTATATATTT